TAAGGGTAGCCCATTTATGAAGAAATGGAGGGATGAATTTTCACAAATCGGACAATTTGTAAACATAGAAGCCTATCTTCTTTCACGAAAGGATATGGGTGTCCATTTTTATACATTGGGTGATCCAAATGGAAGGGCGATTCAAGTAGCGTTACAGAAAATCCTACAAATAGACAAATATCCGCTAGAATCATTGTATCTACAGAAATCGGAAGAGGGACCGTATCGCTATTTGGTGGATGCCATGTGGAATTCGGAGAAAGCGGTGGATGCAGCATGTCGTATCAAAAAATACCAGAGTCCGATTATGAATCTGCGTAAGGAAGAAAGAGAGGTATTGGAAAAGCGTATTGATTTTGATTTTACGTTAGAGAGTTGTGGTTGGTTGAATTAGGCAGATACTATGTTAGACGCTTTCGCTTTTGCTTTTGACCATTCCAGATACATATGGGTCCACTGGATGAAATAGGAGGAACCCAATTTCTCCGTCGCCAGTTGATGAAGCTCTTTTTCCTTTTCAGTCAAGGTCGCAAAGAATTCATCAAAATCGGCTGGAAGCGGTGCGGGTTTAGGCGGCAAATAGACTTTCATTTCTGACCAATCCACTGTAAAAAATGCCATCAAATTTTACCTGTGAAGTACATAGAATGCACTTCAAAGATAAACGAGTGCTCACCATTGCTTCTACGGAGGATATGTTACGAATCATCGAATCCAAAGGTAATTCTTTACGAGATTATAAAAAAGGGACACGTGTTACTGTTCATAATAAAATGGAGCAGGGATATTCTTATGTGTTGGAAGTAGCACCTGGAACTCATTTTGCGGAAGGATTTGAACCGTATTATACCCCTGCAGAAATGCTAGAAATGGGCGTCTTTAGTGGGAAATACTTGAACGATTGCTTACTAGAGTTTCCAAAAGAGTGGTTTACCAAAGCGATCAAGAAGGGAAAATTGTCGCCGCAGGGAGCCGATACCCAGTGTAACTTTTTAAAGGTAGATTCACGGTTAAGTTTACAGAAATGGATAGAGTATGGATGGGTGCCCAATCAAGCAGGTCATGTTGCGAAACAGTATCCGTTATTATCTGATAAGGAGAAGAATCATGATATTCGTGGGTGGTTTCAATGGTATTGTCGATATTGGATGGGGCGAAGAGAACCAGAAATGGATGAGGTGCAAATCAAACGATGGCGTGCGTTTCGGAGACATGCAGGGCAAATCAAAGCCAATTGTAGAAAAGGGGATTTGAGTTGTCGTCCCGTACAAAGACAGGCTTTATTACAGTGGGCGCATCAAGTGGATGGTTAGATTTAGAATTGAGCTAGCTCTTGAGAGGCTCCTGTTGTGAATGCGCCTCTTCCACCACGATGTCTTCTGGTGCGATGCTTTCGAGTGCGTCGGGTACGGCTTTTACGAGTAGAACGGGAGCAAGGGGCACGACGGGATTGATGTTTGGGCATGTCTATTTGTACTAGATAAAAATAAAACGATTTATGAATCATTCTATTTCTTCCAACTCATTGACCTCGTCATCGGATTCTGAATCAATGACTTTCTTTTTCACTGAAACAACCGTTTTATTATATTCACGTGTCAATGCAGTTTTCACTTTCGTAGTTAGTTCCACAGGCGAAAAGAGAATATCAACCGATTCCATGAGTTCATCACGTGTCACTGACATTTCTTTCATGCGTTGAATAGCGCCTTTGATGTCGGGTTTCTCTATGTTCAACGGAATAAGAAGGATATGATTCATGTACTCCGCTCGATCTAGCCGTAAGGATACACTAGAACATCGTTGATGCCGACTCATTTCTTCCATTATTCGAGTATGTTTCATTCGTCTCGAATTCTTTCCAAGAAGTTGAGGGAAGATTTGGAAAGGAGCGGGACCCGACACAGTGCGTGCGGCTGCAACAGTGGTTTGAACGATGTGGGGCAATAAGCTCCAGTCTTGTGTTCGCATGAGACGTTTTTGGAAGAGATCGCCATCGGAAATAAATTCGGATGCTGCGACAATATCATCGAGCGATCCTTTTGATGCTGCCACATACGCTTCTTGAACCATGAGGGGCACCATAAAATGGTCCACATAGACGAAGTCAGCCGCTTGATCTAAGCCCACCCGTTTATTTCCCATGAGTTTCTGGGTGGCGGAGAAGAGATCGAGGCGAAGGCTGGCGTCTTTATTGGAATCGGCATCCATGCCACGATAGAACTCTAAACGGTTGAGGATAGAACGGATGTCATTGCCATTGTCTTCACATAATTTTTCCAGGTCTGCTTTTGTAATGGAAATCTCCTCTTTCTTGGCAATGGAGAGAAGAGCCGTCGCAATAGTTGATTTGACAGGACGGCTACATTTAATAAGAGTGCAAGCACTAAGAATCGGTTTCAACTTGGGAGGGCATTCGTTGGCGATACAAATGATGGGGGTTAGTGATTTGCGGATGAGATCAGCAATTTCACCGATGCCGCCTCGTTCTGAGAGTCCGTCGATTTCATCCATGACTACGACTTCTTTTTGTAAACGTTTCATACCGAGTGAGATGAGCCCCTTTAGTGTGGAAATGCTACGACTATCGGATGCGTTGTATTCGGCGATCTTGTAGCCCATGGAATTCGCAATACAATGGATCATGCTTGTCTTTCCAATACCAGGCGGACCAGTAAGAAGAAGTCCAGGTGTATGAGGTTTCCAAGTTTGGAGCCAGGTGGTAATTTGTTGAATTGCATCTTTGTGTCCGATAATGTCCTTTATCAAAGTGGGGGTATATTGATCGACAAGGAGTTTCTTTTTGCGAAGTGCTATTTCGTGGTGTTCATGTTCTGTTTGAATGAGGGGAATACCAAGACGTTTGGCTTCTTTGTATCGCCAAGATTCGGTAATAGGACGCCCATCATGACAGGTACTGCCGAGTTGCAATTGGTAACCAGGGCGAAGGACCTTGTGAAGACGATTATTTGTAGGAGGGCATACGCCTGTTTGCACAATGTCGGTCATGTAAATGGGATACGTGATACACTTTTGTACTAATGTTTACTATTCAATTTTATTTGACTAATTCTTCGTTACTGATTTTGCAATGATAAGAGAGGCGAGAGGACCATAATGAAAAATCACGAGGGGTAACAATGGACCAATTCACAGGTTCAATCAAATCAAGCTGATCAAAGATGTAGGCAATGAGGGCGGAACACCAAAAGCGTTTGGTGGTAGCGGAAGCAGAAGGGGCAATGGATCCATCAATGTCTAAATGGTAGGCTGCACGAATCCAATCGAATAGGTTCATGTCATAGGGTCGATTGTGAATGGTTTGGTGAATGGTATCGATCTTTTCGTAAAAAGAATGATTGCGTTCACAGGTAATACGACGAACGTAGACGGAATAAGGATCACATTCTTTTAGTAGATCGGAGAACAGATGAAGTTGTACGCCTGATTTTAATACATGATCTTCCGAATCAGGAATGGGATTCCAGCCTGATTCTAATAGGTAGATGCCATTGGGTAAAGAAGAATCAATAAATGCGGGATCTTTGATAATCATACCAACATGAGAATAGCGGCTGCGTCCTATCCATTCCAGTAAATAGGAAAGCCATGAGGAACCACGAAAAAGAATAATATCGCCCGTATCAAGAGTAGATAGATCAAATATCATGGTATGAATACTATGATATTCAAAGAAATAGAAGTAGAACTTAAAACAAAATAGGTACTAAGAGTCATAGTATCATGCCTCTCGTTCATCGGCATATCGCAAAAGAATCAAAAGAACCAACGAATACACCATTATCAGATGATAATAAACAAGGATCACAGCGCAGTGCGTTTCGTAAGGTACGTACATACGCACAGACGGCAAGTATTCCTGCTTTATCGATTAATGTTCCAGAGCCGATTATGATGCATAATTCGTATTCTACGTTGAATGATATAATTACGTCTAGTTCAAATGATTCTGATAAGTATACGTGGAAGTCAGATGAATCATCTGACTCGTTAGAGAGCAATACAGATAATGATATGTCAGTACTAAACGATGCGAACGATGCGAACGATGCGAACGATGCGAACGATGCAAGTGATGAACTCAGTGATACAGATTACAGTGATATGCCACCATTGATTGATGAGTCGTGTGAGAGTCAGAGCAGTGAGTCAACTGATTCCGATCAGGAAATCATTGTGAATCATACGAGATATCAGCGTGTACGAAAGCCCTGTAGTGACAATTTGCCTTGTGCTATTACAGTTTCCTTTACATTATGGACAATTGCCATGTTTATGCAATTGATCTTTCAATTATGTGGTCTCGTGAATAACAAGTGTTCTAGAAGGCTTTAAGCAAATGGCGAGCGCCAACAAAGAGGATGCCTCCCCATAGAGAGTCAGCGATGGCAAATTTCCAATCGTACTGATCAAAGAGGGCATAATTGGTAAAATCGTAGACGGCATAAACGCATACACCTGTAAAAAAAGCTTGCTTGAGGGAGGTCGTTTCTAGGAGAAGATGGGCGAGACATAAGTAAACGACAACCGCACCGATGTAACGGACATGAAGGGGTGAGCCTTGAATGCGTTCGGTCATGTTTCTGGCATAAATTCCACCGGTTAGTAACCAAAACATGTCCACGAGAATTAAGATGGCAGAGGTCTTAAGAAGTTGATATATGTACGACATTTCTATTATATATGTTTATTTGTTATAGAGTAGTGCGTTTCTATGCAGAATGTAATAATGTATTCTGAAGTAGTGCCGATGGAAATTACGACTCTGCAGATTGAAGCGTTTAATACGAATGTACATGGATCCAAAATATTATGCCAGGGACCATTCCAGCAAGGAAAGTACCCGCCTATCATGGATTCCATACAGCAATTACGACAACCGTTTAAGAAGAAGATATTGATATCCAATACGACATTTTCCTTATCGAAGTATATGCCGATGTCATATGATGCCCATTTTCAGGTAAAGGATTCGCAGGATTGGACATTAGCGCTTACGTACATGACGTATGCTCCCAAGCCATTATTGGTGATGGTGGAAGATATTGGGATTCCTGATGGATTATGGCAGAAGTTGAATCGGACGACGACGCTAGTTCATTGGGTATCTGCACCTGTTCTACAGATTCGTCCGTATGATACGATTTTCTTTGCACCAATGGATGATACGTCGTATTCGGATACGGTATATAAAATTCTTCAATCTGTCTATAAAGCATCGTATTCAACAAAGGAACACAAAGAGATTGCTCAGGAATTGAGAGTTGCAGCGGCGGGAATGGTATGGTCGAAGGTGGAGGAAGAGGCTCAGGGACGAGTCTTTTGGTATGATCCAATTTCGCACCAAGGAGATCATTTAACAAAGAAACAGTTATCGGAATTGTTTCAATGGCTTTCCAATCATTTTGTAGAATAGTATCATAATATAGTAAGGTATACAATAATATGATAGGATATGGGGTTATATTTGATTTAATATTTCTTATCTGCCATCATATTAGAAACGGCACCAGCAGCACTGGTAACAGCAGTAGATGCAGCATCAGCGACTGTGGGAGCGGGCTCATTGTAGCCGCCACGGCGACGAGTGCGACGTCCACGATGGCTCTTCTTAGACTTGGGAGAGTGAGCCATGGATTTGCGCATCAATCGGAAGGTGCCTTTCTTGGCGATGAAGCCGAGGGCGCGAAGGTGCTTGATGGCTTTCTTGCCAGCGGCATGCTTCTTACGAGAGACAATGCGACCTGCTTTTGTTTTCATAAGATCCTTTTTCTTCAAGCCCCCTGAAGTATGTTTTGCTGTTTCATGATAAACCTCTGCCTTGGATCCTACTGCCTTAATTTTGTCTGGCATTTCTATATTAATTACATAGAAATTATTTCATGAAAGAAGAGTGTCCATTCATAAAATAATAATCTTATCTAATCACCGTACTTGTCAAATAAAATTTGAAAAGTAGAAAAGGAGAAAGAAAGATAACCTCAGAAATGAATTCCATGAATGATATGGATACGCATCAGCAAGACCCCATCGAAAACATAGAAGAAAAGCTAGAACATTTGGAAGATCTTGATAATGAAACACGTCTTGAAGTATTGTATGAAGAAATCAATCATTTTGTCATCCATGGAATTCAGCCCAATGAAAAATGGTATCAGGAACGAATGTATTACGTCCAAGAATACCAGACCATTCAATGGGGTGATCTTGCTGCACGAAGCTATCAGAAAGATCATGTCATATATGAATTATCTCTATCCGTCGTTGATCACCTTGAACAATTAGAAGAAGAATGGAGTACATCACCTATCTTTAACTTATGTGTCTATCAGCGTCTTCTGGAATCGATTCGTACAGTTTGGCGACAATACGCCCGTGAATATGGCGTATCCGCTCACACCGTGGACATCCTGGATTTGATGAATGGAATGGATAACATGTAGTATTTAAATCTACCTTTAAAATAGTCGTTTAAGTCGTATGATGTATTACAAATTGCGAAGAACCTAAAATATACATAATATTATATACTAAGGAGCAAAAAAAGAGGATGACTGGCTTTTATAAAAAAATTGACGTTGTGATGTCACAAAAAAAAGTCATACGTCCATCTACTATGCTTTTCACCTATACTAAAAACGAGCACGGTCAATTTGTCTGCCCTGACTGTGGTGCGATTAAGAACCGTCAGAATTCAATGCATTATCACATGAAGAAACATCAAGAAGATCTCAATCATATCTGCAAGCATTGTAAGAAAGGATTTCTTCAAAAGCAGACGCTAGATCTTCATATTCGGTCAAAGCATCCTGACATGGTAAAGGATGATCAGACCAAAAAATTTAAATGCCCGATGGAAAATTGCAGCTTTACTGCGCTTACCAAAGGAAATTGTGTCATTCATTGTCTTCGTATTCACTTTCAAGAAGAAATGAAAGAGATTATGAATGTACAAAATGATACGAAAACAATTACGTGTAATGAATGTGCGATGGAATTCAACAATAGCTGTGGATTCTATTACCACTGCAAAGATTGTGTGGTCTTTAACAAGGAAGATGACAAAGTTCAAAAATTACAGGAACTCATTGCGTAAGATGGTCGGTAGAGGGATGTCCAAACCATTTACAATATTCACAATACATATTATCTTCTGTCATAGTAAGATGTCCGCAACTGGGGCATCCTACTGTTTTTTGTAATTTACACCATTTTTTATAGCATCGTGGATGAACTTGATGACCACATGGTAATTGATATCGGTACCATAGATCAAATAATGGTTGCTCCGTTAAGGTACATACAATACAGCTCCATGTATCACGATCGTAAAGCTGTTTTATATATTTCTCACATTCGTCAGATTCATCATCATTTGCCAGTTGATAAGACATCTATGTAATAGATATCTTATCATTTTAGATAGGGAATATTCGGATTATTCAGATTCGGAATGAATTTCCATTTGACGTACCAAAGAAAACAGGTGATATCCAATTGCAGCGAATCCTAACATGAGTAGCATTTCATATGCGGCACGTGGTGTTTCACGTTTATGGTATCCAATGTAGAGTAATAAGGGGGCGATGAATAGAATATGAATAGCGTTGACCCATACGTAACTCGAACCTTTAGAGAGCCGTACTATTAATTTGTAGCCATGATAGATAAGAATCACAGCTCCAATGGCAAGAAGAGCATTGTAGAGCCAGGTAGAGGTAGATGCACGTTGAAATCCTACAAAGAGAAAAAGGGGAGAGACAAACAGGACGTGAAATAATGCTAAGATAAAATGCTGATCGTATTTCATATCTATGGAGTGCCCAGTTTAAAACCAGAGACATGATTGTTATCATCACCATAAACAAATCCAATGAACATGATAATGGAACCAAGATAGATCCATTTGAAAAGGGGATAACGAAATAAATAGGCATACAAATAAGAGGAAAAAATGGTATAAATCAAAAGAAAAGAGAGATGTTGAGCGGTAAATGGATGTAAATAATATTCAATAAATCCAGTTCCATATTGTTTAGCATGCTGGAGGCGATCCATATCTATTAAGATATAGTAAATTTGAAAATATTTTCTACAAATAGCAAATGAAAATGTATCATATTATCACACAAATACAACAAAGTTGTACTTCTATCTATTGTATAAAATGTACATTATCATATCCTAAAAAGTGGTATGATACGAAATTAAATAGATGCTTCTTTTGCGCCACCTTTCATTCTGTTTATCATACACGCAACGATATATTAAAAGAGTTGGAATGGCAATTTATTAAAAGTGGTGAATCAGATCGTAAAGAATACTATCAAACATACTTGAAACAAATGGATGATTGGTGTATTCACTATTCTATCGAATCCCATAAAATAGATCAAGAAATGGAAAAAGACATACGATATACATGGAATATTGATAAATAATACAATCGTATTACATAGTAATATAAAATAACTATAATGTGATCTTCTTTGAAAGAAGAGGTTGAGAAAGAGAACGGGAACAAAGTGATGTTTGTACAAAGGGAACGGGTATTTTTTCCCGTAGCATAATATTTAGTTCACGTTGTTTGATGACCGTTAATTCTTCTAACAATTCGTGTATTCTATTATTTTGAGTGGAGGATTGGTGATGGGTAGAATGGAGTTCCCATTTGAGCACTTTAATTTCATCGGATAGTGTCTGAATCATTTTCATTTGTTCATGAACCAATGCCTGCAGAGCATCTATTTTTCGATTCATTTTTGATTCCAAACCAATGGAAAACCATTCATCATCCATACTAGACGGCTGAGTCATACTAATAAATACTATCATTTAGTATGATCCAGATAGACACGATTCATACATTTAAAGAGAAAGACAACATCATAGTCATATGATCTCTGGCTACCCAAAAAAACAGACACAGCCATCCTACACAATTGTTGGGGCATTTTGCCCTTTTCCAACTATAAAAATATCCTCTGAATCGATTATGAAACACTATATCCCTCGTATCATCTACGCAGCTGCAGAAAATCTATTTCGTTCCTATCCATTAGATGTTCCTCTTCTCATTTATCAATATTATTACAATAATATTGGACATGATGTATTCATCGAAAGAACATGTAATGGTTGGAAAGAATGGATGAATACCTATTCAATTCCTTTTCAAAAAGAGCCAACCACATATATGGTAGATGGTCTTGCTCTTGCTCTACAACAAGAGAAGGAATGTACACGAATTCTTCCAAATATGATGCGTCATGTAAAGATATTATATCAGACATTGGGGATCTAATGTTCAGGATCTTATGCGTTATAAACAGAGAGGACACGTGCGGATGGATCAATATAATCGGTTACTTCTGTTCCATTGGCTGACCATTTGGGTTGCCAATATCCTGGAATGACCTCCTGACGGTGTTCTCCCACAAACTCACAAAATAGCTTGCGATAGTAGTACGCTTCCCTCGTTTTTGGTGTACAATAAGGATAGGTGGTCGCCGCATTCGCCATTTCCTCCTCCGTTACTTTGTCTTGTACCCACTCCTGAATGATTTGATACCATGACTTTTCGCCAGAGACGCCATCAGAAAACGCCTCCTTCTTTCGCCACAACACATGCTCAGGAAGAAGAGTACCCTCAAACGCCTTGCGCAACCACCATTTTTCCATCTGATGGTAGGTTGGCATTCGTTCTTCAAAAGGAATCGTCCAATAAGAACGAATGAATTCAGGGTCTAATAAGGGAACACGTCCTTCCAACCCCCATCTCGAAATACAACGATCTGCACGCTTGACATCATAATAGTGAATCTTTTTCACATATTCTTTTGCGGCGCCTGCTAACGCCTCACCATTGGGAGCATACCAATTAAATAGATAAGAAGAACAGACTTCATCTGGACCTTCCCCTACCATCACAACTTTACAGTCCGTTTGTGTCCCAATGTATTTGGAAACAAGGTATTGTCCAACGGAGGCACGCACAGTAGTGGTATCCCATGATTCAATAGTGCGAATCACATCAGGAATAGCAGCAAGTCCCTCTTCTGGTGTGAAGAAGACTTCGGTATGAATCGAACCAATATGGGCAGCGACATCACGGGCAAATTTTAAATCGGTGCCTTCTGACATCCCGCAGCAAAAGGTACGAATGGGTTCGCTGAGTGTTTGAGCGGAAATAGCGGCGACAAGACTGGAATCCACACCACCAGATAGAAGAAATGCCATGGGTTTATCAGCTACCAAACGACGTTTTACCGAATGCTCCACGGATAGGCGAACTTCTTCTAAGTATTCTGCATCAGTAGGCTCATATTCACCCCATAGTGTTTGGAGTCGTTCATCAAAGAAGCAACGAGGAGGATGAGCGGTGTAGACAGAGGAATAATCTTCTGATTCCACAGTAACCGTTTCATTAAAATGATAGGTCATGAGGTGTCCTGGTGGAAATTCAATCAACTCACCTTCATAATGTAAGCCGCCTTTCAATTCTGATGTAAAAAAGAGAGAATCGGAAGTAAGAGTAGGATGATAATAGAGGGGGCGAATACCAATTTCATCACGACAAGCAATCACTTTTGTAAGTACCTTCGACTTAAATTCAAAGAGGACAAAGGCAAATTCACCGCTGACGTCGTTGCGAATCACATCACAAAAGAAGCGTTCTTGCCTTTTCTTACAAAGCTTCATATAAATGGTGGGAAGGACAAGACAATCATTTTTAATATTATCTAGATCATAATGGGAAATGAGATCCTTAAAGTTATAGATTTCGCCATTGCAAATGAAAATGATGGTACGATCTTCGTCTTCTAGAAGAAAGGGTTGATTAGAATGGAAGGTATCATCGATAATAGCGAGACGATGAAATCCAATGCATACATTTTCATAGGTTTCAAAATAGGAGTTGGTGGGTCCACGATGCTTTAACTTGTAAAAATCGTCGAAGCATTTTGAAATCGGTATACCTTTCTCTTGTAACTGAATGTACGCCCAGATTCCACACATATGTATTATATGATTTCTGTTTATTTAAATCGTGTTAGAAGCAATCTTTGATACCTAGGATAGTACGTGAGAAGACTTCGCAGGAAAGCATACACATGATGACGGAACTAATCATGAAAAGAACGCCATTTTTCATATCATCAGAAGTAGGGATATTACATAAATGAAAAATATGATCAATCATAGTAGTATGATTTCCTATTAATCTGCATTCAATATTAAAAAAGAGGCATGCACCACAACAGAGGTGTTGTAGCCAAACAAGAAACCAAATACATGTTAAGAGAACAAGTTGTAAATAGGAGTTGGAAAAGATATGGATATAAAAATACCATAATATGATTCCATAGATAAATGCGTGATGTATCATTTGAATAATGATACCTACTTTTTTATCATCTGATTCCCAAAAAATAATAGATCGTAAAATATGTTCTGTTGCATCATGAATCGCATCATTAAGGGTATATTCTTTTTGTATTTCTGGTTTTATTTCTGGTTTTATTTCTGGTTCTATTTCATGTTCTATGATTTTCTCTTCCGTATGAAGCATAGTCATTGGTAGAAAGATAGATTTTAATTTATAACGGCGGTCGCATTTGATTGTACACTCGAAGTAGGGCATCTTGCGTTTGCGCATCCGTGCCATCGGAATCGTAATTAAGATCTTGGATGTCATCACGGTCATCACGATCATCATGACGATATCTCCAAGCGGGAGGATAGGCTGGAATGTAAGTAGAGACATTCTCAGGAATAGCGGCAGGAACAGTCGCATCACCAGTCGCATTATCCGTCGCATCATCCGTCACAGGAACATCTTCTTTTTCATCTACCTCAATGGAAGGCACTTTTTTCGAAGACTGACGCTTTTTCTTTGCTTCCTCCGTAAAATTTATCGTCTTGAGACGAAATTCGATATGTTCATCGTGTATTCTCATGTCAATGTAAGGAACTGAATACGAATGCACAATGCTGATGGTGCGAAAAGCGTCATTCATCATCTGAATCAGTTCTTGGATTTCAATAAACAAGTCGTTAATGAATTGTACAGCAAAGATAATAGACACATCCGAAAATGATCGATACTTCTTATCCGAATAGCGATGGACACGATTAATGAGTTCGATCGCCACCATGCGAAAGGCACCAAAGACCTCCTGTACTTCCTTATCACGTTTTCTCTTTTTCTCATTAATAGCAAGGCAACGTCCCCACTCTTTCTCATCAATCTCTTGTAACAGGAGACGAATATGAATGGCATTGATAGTTGTGTTATCAATGTGAGTCTGATAATGTTGTTGAGACATATCCTGAAATTCTTGGCAGATGCGATGAAACTCGTAGAATTTGTCGGCAACATGAGGAAGGATGCCTCTCGGCATGCGAACGAGCTCCCAGGCACGAGGAAAACCGCCACACGGAACATCTGCAGGATTGCGCTGAATATCTCCTCCTGTTCGTCGCAGCCACTCATAATAGAGCGGATTGTGAAGCGGTCCGCTTGTCACGATCTTTCCCGTCGCCCAATCCCACGGTGTCTGACACGTGATGCACCACATTTGCGAGCAACCTCCACCATGCTCAATTTGCTCACCGCACTTCGGGCAAGGCTTACAATTTTTGCGAATCAAATCCGCCGTTTCAATATCGTCTTTGAGACATTCGTGAGGTGAGTCGTGGCTATCGCCTTTGACCATGAAGCATTTGGAGCAACTGTACCATTCGCACATGCCACATTTCCAAGCACTACTGAGGAATCCTTTGCAGTTGTCATGGGTACAGCGGCGAATAAAACGCTTTCTTTCTTCCTCTTTTTTGTCATCCGTGTCAGCAACAGCATTATCACGAGGTGCGTGACGAAGATCAAAGATGATTTCTTTCTTTATAAGAATGTCTGTACGTAATTTGTCGGCTTGTGTCATGAGAGCATCCAGCTGCTTTCGTGATTCTAGTATGAGCTGCTCGAGTGCCTTTCGGTCCTCCTCCTTCATCGTTCTCGAAGGTATGATTTTATAATGTTCGGCACATTTCAAACTGTATTCTTTCATGATACTATCTTTTTCATTTTTCAGTTGGACAATTTCCAAACGAATGCCCTGCGCAATTGCTTCACGATCTTTGCGATGACGAACAGCAAGCGCTTCTCCCTGAAGTGCAGGAAGCTGCGCTCGATAACGATTCATCAGTACCATCTGACGGTGTTGGAAATACGTCTGCTGTAGATACGTCTTGGTGCAGCTCTCCCGTAACACTTCATCACTATAATTCACACGACAGTGAAGACAATGCGCATCTTCATGACGGCTCAGAAGATATTGTTCCACGCACTTAGAACAAGTGTCTTTGCTACAAAACTTACACACTACTTTTCTGCGAAGAACCGCTGTATAATGATCAGCGCAAATACTGCATACTTCCTTTTCAACCTTCTCGGCTTTGGCGACAGGAGGCTTGCGAGGCTTCTTGGATTCGGTCACGACAGATTCAGCGGACATAATTTGATGCTGTCTGCTTTATGAAAAAAGATAGCATCAAATTTTTAGTAATTTACAATATTTATACATTTGGATACTTATGATAAGGATTCCATCGGTTTCTGTTTCATGGAATGTTGTGGATTTCTCTGATCGGAACCAGTGTAATGGGACAGAGGCATTTTTGGATAAATATATTG